CTGAGTCAGCGTCTGGGTGTCACCCGCGCTGGCAGCCACCGGCCACGCCGGGGTCGGGACGAGGTGGATGCCGACCAGCGTGCGGCCCCGACCCGAGGGCCAGAGTTCCACGCTGGGAGCGAGAGTCAGTGCCCGCATCAGGGTGTCGCGGTCCACCCCCGGCATCACCACCCCGCTGATGGCGAGACCGAAGTTGGTCTCCCATGCGCGGACCATCGCGAACACGGTGTTCGCGTCGTCGCGGTGCCGGTTCACCTCACGGAAGTCCACGCCCTGTCGGGCGAGGTTGGCGTCAACGTGCTTCCCACCGATGGTCAGAGCACCGACCCGCACCTTGCTCCCGTCGGACAGGGTGATCTCCTGCCCCGTGTGGAAGCCCCGGTGCTTCTGGTCCACGTCGCCGGGATACTGGAAGCACGCGCCCATGTCGCTTCGGTGACACACGCCCTTCGGCGCGGCGATGCCGTACACATGACGAAGACCGTTCTCGTCCTCACCGCCGATGGTGAGGGGGACAGCCTTCTTCGGCTTGAAGTCGGCGAAGTACGCAGCGGGGAGAGCGGAGGTGCCCGCAGCAGCGGTGACAGCCTCGACGTCCTCTCCGCTGACGGCCTCCGGTCGAACGGCGGTGGTCATGCCGTCGACCCGCTCGAGGGTGTTGATGCAGCCCACGACGACGCCGTCGTGGTCGTTGTTGTCCGGGTCCCAGATGATCGGAATGGGGAGCAGTTCGTCGTCCCACTGAAGGCTGCCGTACTTCAGCGTACGGACGTCGCCCGTGTAGATACCCTCGAAGGTGACCGGGCCGGACACCGCGTAGCCGTCGTCGTCAAGGGTGAGGCGGGCGTTGGAGAACGCGGCGGTGTCGACGATGGCGACGTGACGCGGACGGATGTCGGCGTTCTCGTAGATCTCGTTCGCCTCGACCATCTTCTTCATCATGGTCTCTTCGTCGTCATCCGGCTTCGGCTCCAACGCGGCCAGCCTCTCCGCCACCTCAGGGTGGAGATCATGCTTGATGGACACAGCCACCGCGCCCTCACGGAGGAGTTCCTGCACGCGGGCCACGAGAGCCTGAGTGCGAGGGTCCTCGGACTGCGACAGGGTGCCGGTGCCGATGATGCCTGCGGTCCTCTTGTCGCCAGCCACGGCCGACTCGTCCAGTTCCACTTCTTCGTCCTCTTCTATCTCCCAGCCGTCCGGGAGTTCGACGTCTTCGCAGCCGAGTGCCCGCTTCCGCTTCTTGATGTGACGCTTGGTCGCGTCCTGGTCCTTCGCCCGACCGATGGCCTGGATCGCGTCCTTCAGGCTGGCGCAGTCAGGAATCGGGTACGACCCGTCCGGCATCGCCACGCCGCTCTTCGCCATCGCCTTACGCTGCTCTGGCGAGAAGTCCTTGAAGCCGTCCTCGAATTCCATGCCGTCACCGTCCTTGTCGTTCCGGCGCTCTCTGCGCTCGGGGCGAGTGCCGTCCGAGTTGAACGGGCAATCGGGCCAGTCCTCGTACTTGTCCACGATCCGCTCGTAGATCGTGCAGATCTTCGCCTTGATGGCAGCCTTCTCGGCCTTGGACGCGCCGTTCATCCTGTCGACGCCGTGCCCTCCCGACACGGCGGACATTCCGCGGGGCACGATGTGGAGACCGCCGTCGCCGACATCGGTGAAGGGAAGTTTGTACGCCTGTCGGGTGTTGAGATCCTTCGACGTGTCGATGAAGAAGAACCCTTGACGGAGTTTCTCCGCGTTGAGGCTGCCGTCTTCCTCCGTGGCCCACTCGAACACCCGGTTCGTCGCGGCCTCGCCGTCCCACTCCTCATCCCGACCACCGATGGGGAGTTCAATACTCCCTCCGACCTTGAATTCGGTTGTATCCATCTCGAGCCACTCCATGATCGCCCTCAAAGAGCGAGGTCCGGGGAGCCTGCCCTGCTTCAAGCGGCTGAACGCGGCCTGATGGATCCCCATCTCCTCTGCAATCTCGCTCCACGAGAGCGGGATACCCCCACCTCGGGTCTCACGAGCGTCCTCTAGGGCTGCGAGGAGTGCGTAAACGTCCATAGGACGCAGGGTAGGCGTCAGAGGACCGGACTTGCAAGCCCTTGCAGCAGATTTGCAAGTTCTTCGTCCCTCAGAGGGACCGGATCGGCGCTGTCCAGCGTTGCCAGCACATGCTCGGTCAGTCCGTCGACGAAGTTGTCCCCCGCACAGGACCGTGGACCGAGAAACAGGAGGCTGTCGGACACCACCGAGGCCACATCCAGCCCCGCTGACTCGAGAGCCTGCAAACCGAGGTGAGCAGGCACCGCATCGTTGCTCAGATCGTTCGGCAGGACGTCCCTCAGGGACTTGTGAGTGCGGGCCTTCGCGCCCAGCCTGTCCCGCGCCCTGAACGTGGCGACGTCGATCTTGCCGCGCCACTCTGCAAGGACGGTGGGCTCCAGATCCTTCTGGTCGGCAGGGGCACCGCTGGGGTCTTCCCGATCGGCCCTTGCAGCCCGTTGCCGCGGAGTCTCGGTGGTCGGTGAATGACCACCCTCCTCCTGGTCGACGCCGATGGTCTCGCCGCGCCTGCGCTCCCGCTCTTCGTCCGACGGCTTCGCGTGATCCGGGATGTCGAGCACTTCGCGGAGGTAGTCGCCGCTGACCTCGCCGCGGTCGTAGGCATCCTTGACGTCTTGGACCGTGGACCGCTTGGCGAGCAGCAGGGTCGGGTCCGGCTTGACCTCGACCTCCACGTCCTCGAAGAGGGTGTTCAGCACGTCGGTCGCCACCTGAGCGACGATGTTGGCCGGAGGCTCGATGTGCGCCCGGTACGAGTTCTCCTCGACCTGGAAGGCGGTGGCTCGCGACTGCGCCGACAGGCCCAGCAGGATCTCCGGCGGGATGGGCAGGCCGTACGCCAGCCGATGGATCATGGCCTCCATGCGACCTTCGATGCGGGCGTCGTAGGGGAAGTCGGGCACAACCCAGGAGAGCCCGCCCATTCCCCTACCCGACGCCATCGGCTCGACGAGTTCCTTCGCGCCGCGCAGGTGAACCGGCCCCACGTCAGTCGGATCGAGCATCTTGGCCCGGAGCGACTTGTCCCACTCCTCCCAGAAGTCTCCGCCTCCGGCGAAGTTCAGGCCGTCGGCCGAGCCGAGAATGCCGCGCATCCCCACCCGGTTCGCCGACTGAGCACGCGACAGCCGCCCGAGCCAGTCCATGTCGCTGAGGATGGACAGGACCCCGAACAGCGGGGCGTCCGGCTGGTCCGGGTCGATCGGCGAGGGCCACAACCCCCGGACGACGTGCTCCGCGTCCTTGAAGATCTCGTTCTGGCTCGGGTGGATCACGGACAGAACGTGCCAGCAGTCGTTCAGGTAGACGTAGAACAACTCGCCCGCGACGTACAGGTTCGTGGTCACCAGTCGGACCATGCCGGTCGTCCAGCCGATAGACTTCAGCACCTCGGCCGACGCCTTCGTGTGCGGGTGCTTCTTCTCCCCCTTGCCGCCGGACACGACGGTCTTGCCGTCGGAGAGTTCGAGTTCCCAGTCCGCAGACCCGTCGACGAAGACGTCCCACTGCATCCGGGACATCTGGTCACTGGCCCACCCCACGATGTAGCGGACCTCACCGACGGCCTCGCAGGCGGTGCTCGTGGCTCCGTAGACGCTGGTCTTCGGAGTGGCTCCGGTAGCAGCCGCCGCCGCTCCATAGGCTCCGTAGTAGCCCCACGCCTGAATCTGCTGAGCCCGGACGAGGGATGCGGGCGCTGAGTAGGCCATGACTGTCAGTCTCCTTGAACGTACATGCCGATGATCCCGGCGATGGCGGCAGCGGCGAAGGCGGTGATGATCGCCACGTCGAGAGGGTCGTGGAGCAAGATCAAGGAGGGGATGATGGCGAACCACGCGCCGGAGCACCACGGGCACATCAGCCACTTCTTCGACCACGGGTGTCGATAGAGCAGGCGAGGCACGAACGCGAACATGCCGTCCTCGTCGTTGAGGTTCGAGTGCCACCAGACGCTGAACAGTCCGGCGATCACGGCGACTTGGATCACAGAAGTTCCTCAGCCGCCAGCATCTTCTCGAGGTCGCGGGACAGGCCGACACGAGGCTTCTCGTCAGCAGACTCGGCGTCCAGAGCGGCCCGTGCCCGGTCGATGTCGCTGCCGACCCAGTCGAGCACATCGGCGGCGGTGCCCTCCGGCACCGACTCCATCTCCTGGGTGTCGTCGTCCTCGAGCAGTTCGACGTCCTCGGGCTCAGGTGCGTCCGTGAGGGAGGCATCCCACCACTGCGTCATGGTCTCGGTGGAGACCTTGCACTTCGCGAGTTTGTACTGACACGAACTGCCGCGCCGACGCCACTTGATGTCGCCCTCTTCGCTGACGCCGGTTCCTCGCCCGGTGGTGATGTGCTGCACGGCGAACGCGGCGAAGGGCTCCTGCGAGCC